ATTCTTGAGCAGCTTTACGACCAAACTTACCTGCTACAGCACCAAGCACAGTACCTAATGTACCACCAATAGCAGTGCCTACAGCAGCATTAACTAAGCGACTATCTTCTTCTTCAAAAATAGGATCTAATCCACCACCGATAGCACCCGCTGCTGCACCTGCAGTAGCTGCACCTTTAACACCCTTAAATAGTAGACCACCCGGAACAAGAGTAGATGGGTTAATTAATCCACCTGCAATTGTACCTAGTACACCTGACACAGGGTTCTCAGAAGCCATCTGTCTACGTAGAGATTCTTCAGCAGTATCTAACTCACCACCTGCAAGTTGGTAAGCTCCTTTAACTTCAGAACCTACTTCTTGTTTAGCAGATTGTAAGAAGGTTTCAAACGGAGTAGCATCAGTCTTGTTTAAATGTTGAATGATATCTCTAAACTTATATCCTTCATCCATTGCACCTTGGATATTAAAACCTGATTCACCTGCTAAATATCCTGCTATCTCTTCGTCTGTATAACCTGCTTTCTTTGCACCTAGTACATCGAATACAGCCATATTATAATCCTAGATTTTGTGCTAATACATTCTTTTGTTCTTCAGTCAATAGACTTACTACTACATTAGGCATTGCTCTTTGAATAGCAAAGTCACGTTCTTGCATAGCTGTCAAAGGAACAGCAGTCTTAGGTTGAATAGGCACACCTGACCAAGTTGTTTGAGCAGCAGCAGCCGGTGCAGCAGCAGGAGGATTAGCAGAGAATGAACTTAATGGAGCTTTCTCTTTATCTGTCTTTCCGTCTTTTTTAGTAGGAGGAGCAAACTGTTTAGCAAGTTCAGCAGGAACAGGCACATACTGAGGATCTGTTCTACCTGTCTTATCAAACTTCCAGTTACCTGCTAAAGGATTATTAGGATCTACTGCTTTATATTCAAACTTCTCATCACTAGCTAGTTTGTTTTGATAAGCAATGTATGCTCTATCTTTCTCAATAGAAGTCTTCTTAGCTTCAAGAGATAGTTCTCTATCTTGTGTTAGACGTGCATTTAGATTAGCTAAACGATTAGCTTCAGGTTCGTTACCTGCTTCAAGAGCTGAAGTGATACGACCCGCCAACAACTCAGGGTTCTTCTCAAACAATGCTGTCTCTTTAATTTGGAAGTCCATATTAGCTGTTCTCGCTTTCTGTCCTTCGTTAGCTGCTGCTAAAGCTTCACGACCTAAACCTGCTTCACCGTAAGCTTTCTGTAGTTCACTATAGAACCTAGCAGGATCTGCAGCAGGATCTATTTGTTGTGCTACCTGATTATAGATACCTTGAATCTGACTTACTTTAGTAAGCAATGGATCATTGATTTCAAAGAAACCACGATCTTGTGCTATGTTAACTAACCCACCACCTAACATACCACCTAGTCTAGCAGCTAGTTGTTGTTGTGGATTTTGAATAGAAGCGTATTGTTTCTCACGGTTTGCTAAAGCTTGTTGTAAAACAAGAGAAGGATCTGATTGTGTATTTAAAGATCTTCCGACTAAGTCACCCATATTAACCTCCCCATCCTGTTGTACCACCGCCTAAGGCAGGGTTATATCCTGTACCGCCTCCAAAGAATGAACCAATCTGTTGAGGGAATCCCCAAGCAGAGGTTACTGGAGATCCACTACTAAAAATGTTAGCACCACTCATTGCTCCACCTAACTGACTAGCACCATACGCACCACCTGCAGCACCAATCAATGAAGATAAGAACTGTGAGTTAGCAGCATTAGCAGCTTGTTCACCTTGATAGCGAGTCTGTGCAGCAGCTTGTTGACCTTGGTTATACATACCTGCAGCAGCAGCATTAGTTGCACCTTGAGCAGATCCTAATGCCAATCCTAGGTTATAAGGCTGCAAAGACATCTGTTCTACTTGGTTAGCAATTCCTAGTTGAGTCTGTAATGGAGCATAAGCACCTACAGTACCTTGTACTTGTGTGCCTAATAAACCTGCACCAGTACCTAACAAACCTGCACCAAACTGTGTACGTTGCTGACCTGCTTGTGTAGCACCGGCAGCTAGTGCAGCGTCTTGTTGAGCTAATGCATTATAATAAGCAGCCATCTCAGGGTTAGTTGCTTGCATACCGGTAGATGTACCACCAGTAGCTAAACCACTACGACCACGTTGGAATAAGTTATTACGGATGTTTGATAATTGTTGTTCTCTACCACCTGCTAACAAGCCTTGTTGTTGTTGCATGAACTGAGCAGCAGCAGCTTCAGGAGACTGAGCAATATACTGTTGACCAAGATTCATCAGGTTCTGAGCACCTGCTCCGATAGGTTGATACTGAGCAGCCATCTGTTCAGCACCTGTTAATCCTGCACCAAATTGATTGAACAATCTATTCTGTAAACCTGATAACTCAGGAGCTGCTGTATATTGAGCACCTGCTACATAAGGCATACCAGTAGCCGGATCAATCTCTCTTGTGAAAGAAGCTGAACCAAACCTTGTAGTCATTCCTACAGGTCTGAATGCAGCAGCGGCAGCAGCATCTTTAGAAGCCTGTGCCTGAGAAGCAGCAGCAGCATTCGCAGCGTCTCTTGTATCATCAGCTCCTGTAAAAGGACTTAAGATTGAATTAACTAAACCACCCATTATAAACTCCTTGTGTAGACGTAGCCTACTTTACCATTGTTTAAATTCATTTGTTCCATCTTTTCCCATCCAGTTAGTTCACCGAACTTAGCTAACTTCTTATTGTCTTCTTCTACTAATGCTACTATAGGAACATTAACTAAGTATTGTAATAATTTTAAATCTTCTAGATACTTTGGTTTAACTTTACTTGACCACTTACGTACATCTGTATGAAACCACAACATCCCTGCAAAGTTCTCTAAGTACATTGTGTACTCAGGACGATTAACTACTGGTAACTTCAATTAATAAGTACCGCCATCAATCGTACCAGTGACTGCACCTGAAATAGTTAATGCAGCTACTGTAACTGTACCTGTGAATGTTGGACTAGCTGAGTCAGCTTTACTTGCCACAGCAGCAGCCACAGCAGTTAGTTCATCATCAATCTCAGCACCACGAACAATCTTACTTGCATTACCACTAGGTAAAGTATCTTTAACTGTAAAGTTAGTACCTTTAATATAGTTACTCATTATACGATCCGTCCTTGTTTAACGTATACATCAATCTTTTGAATAGAAATAGGTTGACCATTGATCTGTGTTTCAAAACCAAACTGTAGCACCTTGCCACGACCATGAGCATTCACTCGTTTCTGATCGATCTCAATACCACCTGAGTATTCTGCCAAACCATATTCAGCAGAACCGTACTCATAGATAACCTGATCACCTAGTGTTACTGTTTCAGTACGATAGTTATTAGCGTAATCAAAACCCCACTTAACAGCTACTGGCTGAGCTACACCACCAACCATTGTGAAGCCAATCTTCTTAAGAATCTTTTCAGTTGTTGGAGCACCAAAGTCAACATAGTTGCCAAAGTAACTGAAGAAGTAAGTAGATGTATTATCTAAGTAGCCATCATACTCTGCCACATATCCCGGTACACCTAACAATAACATTCTATCTGAAGCTGAGAACATAGCAGTCGGTGCTAAAGTCCACATAGTAGGCTTAGCTGCACCTTCAGGTAGTGGGGCTCTCATGTCAAAGCAGTAGCTAATCTTAGCTGTAGGGAAAGAGATTACATAGAATGCTTCTTTCTCGTTGTAACATGCTCTTACATTCTTAAGGTCTTCACCCGGTAACAATGATAATAAGTCATCACGTACATTCTTAGAGATATCACGCATAGGCATTGACTTCTCTTGTACTGTTCTAGCAAAGCTACGAATACCTGAATCAGATAAGAATAATACATCAGTAGAAATAGATTGAATAGAGTGTTTAGCAATACATCCAATACCATTAATGCTATCAGATAAAGACATAGTGTTCGGATCTTGAGCACCTTGGTAAACTAAAACCTGTCTTCTACCAAAGATAATCAAGAAACCGTTATGAGCAGCTAGACCAGTAATCTCATCAGCACCGTTAGTCCAAATAGTAGATACATTTAATGTACCTGATGTACCAGTTGCCCAGTTAGCACCATCAATCAAATCACAAAACTTAATTGTTTGTTTATCTGCAGTTGTAGAAGCAGTCCATAAACGACCATAAGCACTGATAGCAACATCAGCTTCAGACACTGTACCTGCATAACCTGCGAGTTCTGATACTCGTCTATATGTTGTAGTGCTTACTAGCGGATTAAATACTAAAGGAGAATGTCCTTCTTGGAAGAAGTAAACCTTATCGTTTAGTGCTGCAATAGACCAGTTATTAGCTGTGATTGTAGGAGCAGTTCCACCGCCACCATAAGTTAACTCTGATAGAGTAGTACCTACAAGTTTAAATAGTTTGTTATTACCTACTGCAAGGATGTACTTAGTACCATCATTAGCAATAAGTTCATAAATACCTCTAACTGGATTAGACCCCAATGCAGCTAGAGTAGCATGTTTAGGTTGCCATCCTTTACGAGAACCAACACGTCCTGACTTATCAATCACTACGTTGAATGCCTGTAAAGCATAGCCATTGTTTAGCTCAATACTAGATTCTTGGGTGTTTAATCCGTAGAATCCCGGAGCTACAATCGAAGAGGTGACTAACTGTTCTGCCATTAGTTAGGAATCCAAGTAGATTCTTCGATGTAACGCTGTGATTCCAAAGCAATCGTATCAGCCAACACCTTTAAGTATTGACCATACGCATCACCTGAACCAATACCTGCGTCTTCACCACGTTCTGCTAGGGCTCTTGCATAAGCACCTAAGATAACTGGTTGACTTGGTACTAGCATGTCATCTGTATTGTTTACTAGATCAGCTTGAGGAGTTACTACGTTAAAGTAGATATTGTAAGCTGCATCAGGAATAGGGTATAGATCTACTTGAACATTACCTGTAGATGATTGTCCGTTAAACGCATAGTATCCCGGAGAACCTGTTTGAGGTGAAGTAGTTAATAACCACTGAGTCATTAGACTAGAAGGAGTATTGTCTAGGAATACTTTATCAGAATTATTCCATACATCAATTACTTCAAATCGATGACCACTACCAACTAATGTATAGTTAATAACATTAGGAACAGTCGTAGCTACAATAGTGGATGTTAATGCATTCCAACTATAAGCATTCTCTACTTCTTGCTTAGAATCGTTTACATAAGCTCCAATTAACTTAGCATAGTTGTTATCAGTAACAGAAGTTACTTCATCTTCTCTAAGTCTTTTTAGCACTGCGTTAACTAGGTTTAAATAATTCATATTATCCTGTTTATATTCCTAATATTATACCACAATATAGTATAAAAGTCAAGCATTTGTTACAATAAAATTACCATTTAACTTTATCTGCCCAGTAAGCTGCACTCATTTTGCCTTTGGCAATGTTCTTAGCATGACGGTCTTTAAAAGCTTTGTTCCTTGCTGAGCCATCAGGACTTCCTGTAACACCTTGTTGACCGAATCGAATAGTCTTAACTTGATCGCCATCTTTAGCCACGACTACGTGTGACTTAGTAGGATGACTAGGTGTTTTCTTAGGCTTATTAAACCCTGCTACACCGGCACGTTCTAGTCTAGAGTCTTGCTTAGTAGCCATTCTTCTTAGCCATCTTCTTAGCAGGTTTTGATGCTACTTTAGCACCAGTCTTCTTAGCGTATGACTGAGCTTCTTTCTTACCCTTAGCTGTGTAAGGGAACTTCTTGTCTTTTACCATTGGCATAATTATTTCCTTTATATTATCCGTTGTTTAATCTTGTTAACTCAAAAGTACAAACAACACCAAAAGCAGAAGAAGCTTGTGTTGTCATGTGGACTTCATCACCTTCTTCCATTACTACACCTGACCCTTGTCCACTAAATTGAAAGTAAGCATTAGCAGCAAAAGGATAGTTTTCTAGAATCTTAACATGAGTGTCTTCACTACTATCATACCAATCAACTGTGATTGTTTTATTGTTACCTAGTGAATTATGAATGTATAATAGATTCCAGTTAGCTCTATATCCTTGAGGAACTTTATAGACTGTTGTTTCTACACCGGCTGCTAAGTTCTTACCTACAGATATTTGTCTCATTAAGCACCAAACATTTTCTTAATCAACAAAGTAAATCCTGCACCGATAGAACCTGCAGCTAGTAGTAATACATATAATCCACCTTTACCTTGGTTGATTACTGCATTAACCTGCTGCATCTCTTTACGTAACAGATGAACTTCGTTAATTAGTATTTTGACTTCTGCTTGTAAAGCTCCGAAGTCCTTATCTGTTATGTTCTCTGACATTTATTACTCCGCAGCTTTTTCAGCAGCTAATCTAGCAGCTTTTTCAGCAGCTAATCTAGCAGCTTCTTCTAAAGCTTTAGCTTCATCCCATTTAGCTTTTGATTGTACAGCCCAAGAAGGAAGTTCAGTAATTATTTGATTTTGAGGTTTAATACCTTCATCATTATCTTTAAATTCAATCCACCCTTTTGATACATTCCACTGAAGGGCATGTATTTCAGTAGGACAGAAAGATAGATCTAAAGCTGAATAAGAAAAACCATCTACATATACAGCATTATCAATAGGGATAATTACTAGTTTCATACATTATTCTCCAATATCATTGTTTGTGCTTGAGGAGAAACTCCTGCCGCAGCTAATAAAACACGTTGACCTACTTCGTTTGACTTTACCATTTCATTTCTAAATGATTCAACCGCAGCTCCTGTTTGTCTTTGTTGCTGACTGTTCTCAATCATCATAACAGGCAACCAAGCCATTGAACAACCCCACTCATCAACATCGTCTCCTGTGTTAGGATTCTTTCCTCTAATTTGTAAGAACCAAGCACAGTCGAGTTGTCTGCAAGGTTTGAATCCATCTAAAGGACAGTTCGCTTTTGATTCTATTTTCATTTAATTAATTCTTTGTTGCAATAATAACATCAACATATGCTACGTTTAATGTAATAGCACTTGATGTTGCTGAGCCTGACATAGAGTGCGAGTGAGACCCGCCACCACCTGTTGAAGCTGTTTGACCTGCGCTTAAATTATCGCCATTACCTACATTAGCAAAAATATTAAAAGTACCTCCGTCAGTAGATCCATACTTTTGAGTATGTGTATGACTAGGCATCTGTGCTGTGCTTAATGTTGTTGCACCTGCACTTAAACCACTTGTATTAATGGTTGGTGTTTGGTTTGTAAATACAGTAGTAAATCCGGATGAACCACCTGAACTCGCTGTTCCGCTTACAACACGTAAAGTTTTATTATCATGAGTAGTAGATTTAGTCCATCCAGTTGGTGCGTTTGTCTGCACAAACAACATCACTGTTCCTGAAGGAAAACTTGATCCAATTTCTTTAACTGAACCGTCACTATGCTTTGTAAATAGTTTTGCGTCTGCTGTATTAACAGCTAATTCACCTGTACTAAGCGATCCTGCTGACGGGACAGACGATGAAGTCTGACTGTTCTTAGTAATTAATGTAGCCATTAATATGTTCCTCCGTTGATAGTGCTACTTGCAGTTAGATAACCTGAGTCATTCGTAAAGGTTGACACATTGGTTGGTTGGGTATAACTAAACACACCTGTGCTTGAGTTATATGATAATGATCCTGTAGCAGAGACTGCAGCTCTTGCATTAGCATCGGTATAACCTGCAGGAATACTTCCCCATGATGTAGCAGTTCCGTCAGTAGTTAAGAACTTACCGGCATTACCTGTTTGACTTGGAGAATATCCTGCAGCAGCAGTCGCTGAAGCAGCAGCATTCGTTGCAGATGTAGCAGCATTGCTCGCACTAGTCGCTGCAGCAGACGCACTAGAAGCTGCATTAGTTGCTGAAGTAGAAGCTTCACTTGCCTTAGTAGTGGCTGTAGTAGCTGAACCACTAGCAGACGTAGCAGAACTTGCAGCAGCAGTTGTTGAAGTAGACGCAGCAGAAGCTGAAGAAGCTGCATTAGTAGCAGAAGTAGACGCAGCAGAAGCTGAAGAAGCTGCATTAGTAGCTGAGGTACTTGCTTCAGAAGCTTTAGTTGTAGCAGTAGATGCAGAAGCTGTAGCACTTGTAGCACTAGAAGAGGCTGAAGTAGCGGCTGTAGTAGCTGTAGTTGCTTGAGTCGCTGCAGTTGTTGCACTAGATGAAGCAGCGGTTGCTGAAGTAGCAGCAGCACTGGCACTTGTTGAAGCAGCCGATGCACTAGCAGTAGCTGATGTAGCACTTACACCGGCAGCAGTTGCAGATGTCGCAGCATTAGTCTCAGCAGTCTGTGCACCATCTTCAGCAGTCTGAGCAGCAATACGATTAGATTCAACAGCTTCTAAGTCAGCAGCTAAGTCACCGGTAATAGTAGCAGCTAAATCAGCACTTGTATCTGCAGCACTAGCAGAAGCAGAAGCTTGATTACGATAAGTCTCAGCTAGAGCTAACGCAGCAGCGGCATCATCAGCAGAAGACTCTGCATCATTAGCATACCCTTGAGCTAAACCTACTTGACCTGACGCATTGCTTAGAATTGTAGCAGCATTAGAAGCAGAAGTTGCTGCATCACTTGCAGATGTACTTGCAGCTACAGCAGAGGTTGAAGAAGCAGTTGCACTGTTAGCAGCATTAGTAGCAGATGTAGCAGCCTGAGCTGCATAACCTTGAACTTCTGAAACTGTAGCATCATTGGTAGCATCACTTGCACCACCTGCACCACGATAAATTGCCATTTAAACTTCCTTTAATTGTTTTTTCGTTGTTAAAGGTTTCTTTAATACTGGTTGTTCTTGTTCTTCTATCACTTCTGTATACTCAGGGTGCTTACGTAGTGAATCAATATCATACTGGGATTCAAACACAAACACATTACCTGAAGCATTATCTCGAAACTTAGCCATTGAAACTCCTTGTCTTTGTTAAAGACTCCGTAGAGCCCTTAAGAAAGACAGCTCTGCCGAAACAGAGCCATCAATCATAGCTTATTTAATTAAGCCGGTACTGCTAGAGCGATGGCTGAACCATCACGCAACTCTTTCACGCCGAACAATGTGTCAGCAGTGAACAAGTCACCCAAGTACTCTTGTTTGTACTGAGTCTGAGTACGTACGCCCATTTGCTCAACTAGAACTGCGAAGTCCTTGTGACCTAACAAGCAGATACGATCGCCATCAGTTGCAGCATCAGCGTTGCTAGAAACGAATACTGGAACACCGTATACGTTACCAACTTCACCTGAACGGATTGTGTTACCGTTACCGGCTTCACCAACAAAAGCTTGCTCAGTAAAACGTGCAATAGCCATCAATGTATTACGTGTTGATGGTGGAACGATTAAGAAACGACCATCCATTGGAGTATCAGCATCATCAAGACGCTGAATAGTTCTACGGATAGCAGCATCTGTCAAAGCACCGGCAGTACCAGTGTAAGCAGTTGTACCGTCAGCACCTGAATAAGCACCTGTGTAAGCAGCAGTACCGTCACCACCGTTAACACCACGACCCAACTCAAGAAGCAATGAATCAACTTTACGAGCCAATGCATAACCTGCATCGTCTGTGTAGAATTGACGCATAGAAGCTAAAGACTGAGCAGAAACGATATCTTCGATCATGATTGAGAATTCCCAATGTTGATCGATGTTAACGATAACTTCAGTCGCTGTATCGGTATTCAATGTAACTTGTGTATTAGCTGCCTTAGCATTAGCTGAACCACGACCCGGTTTAGGGATATGAACTGCGTCTCCCTTTTTACCTTTGAAGTTCATCTTCTTGATAAGATTAGCTGCAACCAAATTCTTTTTGTAAGTAGCAACAACTTCGTCACTCCAAATCTCTGGAATAAACTTAGCTGCTGTTGTTATTGTTTGATGTCCTGAACCTAAAGCCATTTTTAAATCTCCTAAATTAAATTAATTATTTAACACGTCCCTCAGCGTATGCTTGCATGATCTCTTCCGACATCATTTCATAACGCATTGGGTCACGCATTTTCAAAGTGATAAGATCGACACGTTTGTAAATTGGCTTTGAAGATTCACCTGAACCGCCTCGTGGAACTGCAGCAGCTTTAAGCGACTGTGTTCTCTTCTCTGTTTCTGCTTTCTTGAGACTGTCATCAGCACCTTGTATTTGCTGAGTCTTGATATTCTTAAGTGCTTTGTAAGTACTTAATAACTCGTCTGCAGAATCATAGTCGAAGTTGTAAGCTTTAGCGAATAACTCAGTACGGATACGAGAACCTTTAACCCAATCAGCAAAGTCATCAGAACTAGCAATTTGATTATAGTCAGGGTGTACCTGTTCTAATCGTTGTTGAGCTGCCATCTTAGCCATCTCAGCTTGCTGTTGCTTTATACCTTGAATAACTGGATTGTTCTCGATCTGCTGATTTGTTGCTTTAGCAGGGTCTTCATACCAATCAATTTCTTGCGTCTTTGCTTGTGGCTGCGTGTCTTGCTTTGCATTGAGTTGTTGCTTGATAACTTCATCCAACAATCTACGACTTTCACCTACTTCTTGTGCTTGTCTGCCAATAAGCCTTTCAGCTTCTTGATGCATCTTTGCTAGTTCAGCGGGTGTTTTACCTTTATATTTTGCAGGTAAATCGTCTTCCGGTTCTTGAGAGTTGTCTGCTTCTAATGCAGGATCTGTAGTACCAGTATCTAGTTGTTGATCAAAGTCACTGAGGTTACCCTCTTCTTGCTGCTCAATAAATTCAGCCATCATGCCTCCTGTCGCTCTGCGATTTTAGGATTTTAAAAATGATTCAGGTGGACGTAACACCTTTACGAACCGTTGTTAGCGTTTTGTTTTCTTTCCTGTGCAAGCTTCTCAGCTCTCACACGATTCCACCGATCATAACTCGATGGATGATCTCCACTAAAGGGTTCTAGATAGATCCCAGTAGGGGAAAGAATGCGAGTCGCTATCTCGCCACACTTACTACAACCGATTTCTTTTGTGTCTATTTCAACGAAGGCTTCAGTTGTATGTAAATCTTTGCATTTAAAATCGAACATCCTACGAGGCATCGTCTTCTTCTTCTTGTAGTCTCTCGTATACTTCACCACTAGCATCTCTTAGGTTTTTGATCCAGTGCATCACAGATACTTCACCCTTACGGAAATGAAGTTGTTCTACGGTACTGATACCACCTAGATTGTCAGTAGCTACTAACATTGTTTCAACATCTTCTACGAAGTCTTTCCACCCTTGGGTAGCCATCATAGAAAATCTGTCTTCGTAATACTTTTGTATTTCTTTTTTCATCTTTTTCCTTGACTTGGAGATGAGTTAATGTTATAATGATAATATTATATCACACTTTTCTCCATTTGTCAAGTACTTATTGAATTTTTGTTGCCATCTGCATCATTGTAATCTTCTCATTGGACTGTATATCAGCTTCTTTAAGAGCCAACTCAGCAATCTTGGCACGTTTTTCAAAGTCATCACTATCACGAGCACCACGAGAGATGTTACCAATCATCTTAGCTTCAGCTTCCATTGGCATTAACTGTGCTTCAACCTGAGCCTTCTGAGCTTCTGCTGCTGCCTTAGCTGCTTTAGCTTGAATCTCTTGTAATTGAGCTTGTTTAATAGCCATATCTAACTGAGCCATCTGTTGAGCCATAGGATCAGGCTGTGACATTTGCTGTAGGGTAGCTACAATCTCTTCACGGTTAGCCAAGCTAGAGGATTGGATGATACCTTGTAACAATACAGGGGTGATAGGGCTGTTACCTAGGGTCTGCATCAAGCCAATCATCTGTTGTTGT